TTTAAACGGACCAGTGAAGCTTACCATAGCGCGGACATCTGAATTGAGCCACAGGCGGACATTACTATTGAGCCATTACATTGCTGGTGCGCGTAACGGTCATTATGTTAAATCGGCCCTGTTTTTAACAAATTTCCCATTTGGTCGGGATCCCGACCGCCACCCCGTTTCACACTTACGGCTCAATCATCACAGGAGCCAACACAATGGGCCGACCAAAGAAAACCGTCGAAGTACCAGGGCAGGAGCCTGAAACCGGCACTGAGCAGCAGACCGTTGCTGATACCCCAATTACAGCGACTGAGATCCAGACGCTTAATGCAGACGGCCAGCGCGCAGAGCAGGAGGTTATCCAGCAGCGAGTTGCTAACCTGCTGGAAGATGCCGTACTCGCTGAGCGAAATACTCTGCTGGGTACCATCAACGAGCAGGGCGCGGCCATCATCGCCCGCTTTGAAGAGCTGGCCTTTACCGACCTTGCTGACCAGCAGCTGACCGACAATCTCGAATTCCTCCAGCTCGTCAAAAAAGCCACGACGGCGGCACCTGCTGCGCCGCTGGGCTACGTGACGAACGACGAGGGCAAGCGCCAGCCGATTACGGGTAAGCCCGTTCTGACTGAGCATGGCTGGCACGTTCCGGGCTAAGGAGCATCGTCATGTGTGGAAGTGCACCCAAGGTCGTACAGACCGACCCGCAGGCCGAAGCGGATGCAGCGGCCGACGCGGCAGCAAAAGCGGCAAACGCAGATGCAGCATCGCGCAAGAAGCGCAAGAAAGGCTCGTCCCTTCTCGCCAGTGGCGCAGAGGGTGCGGCTGATTCGGGCAGCTCTCTGCTGTCCTCTGGCGCGCAGGCAGCGCAACAGAAAAACACTCTGGGGGCGTAACTGATGGATGAACTCGCCGTTAAGCTGATTAAGCGTTCTGACACGCTGAAAGCCAACCGCCAGCAGCATGAAAGCGTCTGGCGCGAGTGCTATGACTACACCTATCCGCTGCGCGGCGCGGGATTCTCTGATGAAGTGCTCGACGCTCAGAGTGCAAAACACAAGGTGGCGAAGCTACTGGACGGCACCGCCACCGACAGCGCCCGCATGCTGGCCTCTGCGCTCATGTCCGGCATGACCCCGGCAAACGCGCAGTGGTTGAACCTCGACAGCGAATCGCTGCCGGATGATGCCAAAGCCTGGCTGTCTGAGTGCGCAACGCTGGTCTGGGAAAATATCCACGCGGCCAACTTCGATGCTGAGGGCTACGAGGCAAATCTCGATGTGGTGTGCGCCGGCTGGTTCGTCCTGTACATCGACGAAGACCGCGAAGAGGGCGGCTACACCTTCCAGCAGTGGCCGCTGGCGCAGTGCTATGTCACGTCCACCCGCAAAGACGGCATCGTGGACACGATCTACCGCCGCTACCAGCTTACCGCAGAGCAGGCCATCAAAGAATTCGGCGCGGACAAGGTCAGCGAAAAGATCCGCGACGCGGCGAAGAAAAAGCCCGACGATAAATTCGATTTCCTGCACTGCATTTTCCCGCGCGAAACCTACATGGTCGATGCCCGCCTGGCGAAAAACATGCGCTTTGCGTCGTACAACGTCGACGTGAGCAACAAGCAGGTGGTGCGCGAATCCGGCTATCACGAATTCCCGTGCTGCGTTCCGCGCTGGATGAAAATCCCCGGCGGTTCCTACGGCATCGGCCCGGTGTACGACGCGCTACCGGACTGCAAAGAGCTGAACGAAACCAAGCGCATGGAGAAAGCCGCGCAGGATCTGGCTATCTCTGGCATGTGGATTGCCGAAGACGACGGCGTACTCAACCCGCGCACGGTCAAGGTAGGCCCGCGTCGCATCATCGTGGCGAACAGCGTCGAAAGCATGAAACCGTTGCTGACCGGTTCAGATTTCAGCGTGGCATTCACTGCCGAAGAACGCCTGCAGGCATCAATCCGCAAAATCATGATGGCCGACCAGCTGCAGCCGCAGGACGGGCCAGCCATGACCGCCACCGAGGTGCACGTGCGCGTCGCGCTGATTCGCCAGCTGCTTGGTCCGGTGTATGGCCGGTTCCAGGCTGAATATCTCCAGTTGCTGGTTGTGCGCTGCTTCGGCATCGCTTTCCGCGCTGGCATCTTCTCCCCACCGCCTGAAAGTCTGAAGAACGCCAATTTCAACGTGCGTTATATCTCGCCTCTGGCGCGTGCTCAGAAGCTGGAAGACGTGACAGCAATCGAGCGCTACGGGCAAAACATCATGCAACTGGCCCAGCTCTACCCCGATATCAGGGACAACATGGACAGCGACGAAGCCAGCCGTGTTGTCGGCGAAGCGCTGGGCGTGCCGGCGAAGGTCATGCGCTCTTCTGACGATGTGGCGGATATCCGCGACCAGCGCCAGAAAGCGCAGCAGCAGGTCGCACAGCAGCAACTCATGATGCAGGCGGGCAACGAGGCGGCTGGAGCCGCAGGGCAGACCGCTGGCGCGGCAATAGGGCAACGACTGGCAGGTAACCAATGAGAATAAAACAGGCTACGCCTCAGGACTTTAAGCGCATCTTCGAAGAGATGCCTGGCGGTTCTCAGGTGCTGGAAGAATTAACGCGCCGCTTCGGGCGTGCGGCGTACGTCCCCGGCGGTACCGAGGGTGACCGCGAAACGTGTTACAGGGCAGGGCAGCGATCCGTACTGGATTACATCCTGCGCGAAATCAACAAGGCCGATGGAGTAGAAGACGATGTGGAAGCTTAAACACTTATTTATGAACGCTGAGCAGGGCGCAGAACAGCCGGCCGGCGGTAACGGAGGTGGTGAAGATGGTGGCAATAATCCGGGTACTGGCGAACCTTCTGGCAATTCTCTGCTCAGCACCGGTGCGGGCGAACAGGGTGCGAATGACTGGCTACCTGAGAAATTCCGCGTTATGGGCGAAGACGGAAAACTCAGTATTGAAAGCTCTGCCCGCAAACTGGCGGAAAATTACACTCACCTTGAAAAACGCATGGGTAGTGGCGATGCCCCGCCGAAAACGGCAGATGAGTATGCACCTAAGGTAGAGGTTGAGGGATTCAACTGGGAAGAATTCAAAGCCGATCCGCGCATGCAGAGCTTTATGAAGTCTGCGCACGCCAAAGGCATCACCAACGACCAGATGAGTTTCATCCTGGGTGAATACGCGCAGCGTGCTCCTGAGCTGGTGGACGGTGCAGCCGCGCTGGATTCGGAAGCGGCCACCGCGCAGCTGCGCGAGGTGTGGAAAACCGACGCAGAGTTTAAGCAGAACATCGGTCTGGCTTTCCGCGCGTTCAACTCTCTGGCGGACGACGCTGACAAAGGCCGCATTGACGAGATCGGCAATAACCCGATGGTTATCCGCATGCTCGCAAAGGTCGGTGCAGAAATGCAGGAAGATGCGCCAGCGGGCGGCGATGTGAACCTCGAAGAGCAGCAGACCATTCGCGATCTGATGAAATCCCCGGCGTACATGGACCCGAAACACGCCGACCACGAACGCGTATCCGCGACGGTCAAAGCGTATTACCAGAAGCGTTACGGCGATCAAACCGTAGCGTGACATGTCACAATTTCAGCATCAAAAGCCAGCCTAACCCGCTGGCTTTTTCATTTGGTCGGGATTCCGACCGTACACCTCGCTAACAATCTCCCCACAACCAGCCCGGCGGGGACGCCGGATAACTGAATTTTCCCGCAGTGCGTAAGCGCCACGCGCATTGTGTTAATCGGGCCGGGCAACCGACAACCCAGCAGGCGATATTTTCTGGAGTGATTGTTATGTCATTTGATACCAATAAGAACATGATCACCGCTGCGTTTATCACGCAGTTTCATGATTCTTTCGAAATCGCCGCGCAGCAGAAGGATTCCCGCCTGCAGGCTGCGGTGCATGACCGTGGGATGATCACCGGCGAAGCGTTCACCATCAACGATATGGGCACCATCGAAATGACGCAGATCACCACGCGTTTCGGTGACACCGTATGGGACCTGCCAGAAGCTGGCACCCGTAATGCGTTGATGGCGGACTACGGTGTATTTGTCCCTGTTGAAAAACGTGACCTGCGTAAACTGCTGGCCGACCCTCAGGGGCCATATCTGCAGCTCACCCTGGCGGCCGCCAACCGCAAAAAAGACGATGTTGTATATCGTGCGCTGCTCGATACCGTGCTGCGTAAAACGTCCAGCGCCGGGGCATATGCGCCAGTGGCGCTGCCTGCGTCGCAAAAAATCGTTGCTGGTGGTACAGGGATGACCAAAGCCAAGCTGATCGCTGCAAAAGCGATGTTCCGCCGTAACGAGTGTGACGAGCAGAACGGTGAAGAGCTGTATATCACCTACAACGCCGACATGCTGACGCAGATCCTCAGCGATACCACACTGACTTCTGCCGACTTTATGGCGGTGAAAATGCTGCAGGAAGGCGCGGTATCCGGCAACTGGCTCGGCTTTAAGTGGCTGGCTTACGAAAAGCTGGATTCTGTGACCGATGGCGATCCGGCTGTAACCACCAAAACAGCCGTCGCATGGTGTAAGTCAGCTGTGCATTTCGGTACCGGCGCTGAGTACAACGTCGATATCGGTCCACGTCGCGATAAAAACAACACCATTCAGATCTCTGTTGATGCGTCTTATGGTGCTGGCCGCGCCAACGAGAAAAAAGTCGTCGCCATCGATTTTGTTGTTTAAGCCGCTGGTGTGTTTGCCGGGGTATACCCCCGGCCTTTTTTCATCTGAGGTTCTGCCATGACTTCGAGTGTCTCTATCTGCTCAAACGCACTTCTGGCGCTGGGTGCTCACCCGATAAATGATTTCGACGAAGACACGGATCATGCCCGTCTTTGCGCCAACCTTTACCCTACCGTTCGCAATAAATTACTCCGAGCTCACCCGTGGAACTGCGCGATAAAACGCGTTGTGCTCTCACCTGTCAGCGCTGCGCCCGTTTTTGGGTATGGTTATCAGTTTTCCCTGCCGGGTGATCTCATCCGCGTTCTGTCCGTTGGCGAACCTCGTGACGATATTGATTACCGGATTGAGGGCAGCCGGCTGCTGGCCAATGTCGATGTGATTCGTCTGCGTTATATATTCCGTAACGAGGACGAGTCCACGTGGGATGCCGCGCTGGTGGACGTGGCTGAAATGACGATGCAGTCCAAGCTGGCATATGCGGTAACCGGGTCCACCAGCCTGCGCGATAGCCTGGCGCAGGAGGCGTCATTCCTGCTGAAACAGGCAAAAGCCGTTGATGGTCAGGAAGATCCGCCGGAAGAGCTTGGCGGCTATCCAACCTATGAGTCGAGGTTCTGATATGCGCGCGAACCTCATAAAAACCAATTTCACCGCAGGCGAAGTGTCCCCGCGTCTGATGGGACGTGTTGACATCGCCCGCTACGCCAACGGCGCGAAGATTATCGAAAACGCTGTTGTGGTCGTGCAGGGCGGCGTTGTCCGCAGACCTGGTACACGCTTTGCGGCGGCGACCAAACACGGCGATAAAAAATCCCGGCTCATCCCCTACGTGTTTAACCGTTCTCAGGCTTACATGTTGGAGTTCGGTGACGGCTACATGCGCATTTTTCAGAACGGCAAACAGCTGGTTAATGCCGACAAAACTCCGTACGAAATCGCCAGTCCCTATACTTCTGACATGCTGCCAGCTGTGAATTATGTCCAGGGCGCTGACACCATGTTTCTGGTTCATCAGTCTGTGAAGCCTCATCGTCTCCAGCGACGCGGGCAAACCGACTGGGTGCTTGAGCCTGCACCGTTCATTGTTGAGCCGTTCGACGAGGTGCGCGATACCCCGCAAAAATGGTGTAAACCGTCCATTAAAGAGTTTGTTGGCTCGGAAATTACGCTGACCCTGAGCGATGCGGATCCGGGAGACAACGAAAATCCACCATTCACCGGAGCGGGCTGGGTTGCTCAGGATGCGGGCTCATATGTCCGCCTCAATGACGGGCTGGTACTGATAAAGAGCATTACCAGTGCGCAGGTTGCCGTCGGTACTATCCGCAGCGATTTAAGCGCCACGCAGGCAGCGTCGCCGGGTTCGTGGACTCGCGAGGATACGGTCTGGACAAATGAGTTTGGCTATCCCGGTGCGGTTACGCTGTACCAGCAGCGCCTTGTTCTGGCGGGTTCGCCAAAGTATCCGCAAACAATCTGGTGGAGTGAAACGGGCGTTTATCTGTCCTTTGAGATTGGCACCGAAGATGACGATGCGATTAGCTTCACGTTGTCTTCTGACCAGCTCAACCCGATTGTGCATCTGGCGCAGATGAACACCCTGATTGCGCTAACCTACGGCGGTGAGTTTACGATCACCTCCGGTAACGATGCAGCCATAACACCGACCAATATTTCGGTGAAAAATCCGAGTCCGTATGGCTGCAACGGGATCCGCCCGGTGCGTGTTGGTACCGAAATCATGTTCGTCCAGCGCGCTGGCCGTAAGCTCTATGCGGTAGCGTACGATCCCGACAGCTTTGTTTCCTATTCAGCCAACGATATGACGGTTCTGGCCGAGCACATCACCTCTGGTGGCGTGCTGGACATGGCGTACCAGCAACAGCCAGATGCGTTTATTTGGATGGTCAGGGCGGATGGCGTTGCGGTCACCATGGCTATCGATCGCACTCAGGATGTTATTGCATGGTCCCGTCAGGTGACTGCCGGCGCGTTTGAGTCGGTGGCTACCATTCCGTCCGAAACCGACGATGTGGTTTACGCGATCGTTCGTCGAGAGATAAACGGACAGACCGTACGCTATGTCGAGGTATTCGACAACACGCTTTATACCGATGCCGCTGTGACCGGAACAAGTCCCGCCGGTTCTGCGACATGGACCAATCTTTCCCACCTTGAGGGGCAGACGGTTGATGTGGTGGCCGATGGCGCGGTTATGCCGCAGTACACCGTTTCCTCTGGCCAGATCACCCTGTCTCGCCCGGCGAAAAACGTGGAAATAGGCCTGCACTTCGAAAGTACTATCGAAACGCTTTCGCCAGAGGTTCAGACCACTGAGGGAACGACACAGAACGCCAGGAAGCGCACCAGCGAAGTGACGATGCGTTTTCTCGAAACAACTGGTGCTGAATGCAACGGCCAGGTCATTCCGTTCCGCCGGTTCGGTCCAAAAATCCTCAACCAGCCCGCACCGCTTTTCACCGGGGATCACTACTGGGGAAAACTCGGCTGGGAGCGGGGGGAAGACACCCTGCTTATACAGCAGCGCCAGCCGCTGCCATTCCACCTTCTCGCAATTATTTTCACGTTCACCAGTAACGGGGGCTGACATGGTACGTAACGCAACGGCCGGGGACATCCCGGCGCTGATCGAGCTGGGCGCGCGGATGTATATAGAGTCCCGATATTCGCAGAATTCGCCCTTTGATGAAGAAAAATGCGCAGATCTCGCCCGCACTCTTATTTCATCACCCGCAGGCTGTCTGCTGGTGGCCGAAAAAGACGGTGCGGTAATTGGCTGGCTGGCTGGGGGGATTGCTGAGCAGTGGTTCAGCCGCCAGTTGATGGCGTTTGAATACGGGCTATTTATCGCGCCTGAGCATCGCGGCGGTACAGCTGGCCCGCGTCTCGCGAAAGCGTTTATCACATGGGCCGAAGACCACGGCGCCGCGATCATAAACATGGGTATCACCACGGGCGTGCATGAAGAGCGCACGGGTGATTTGTATTCACGTCTCGGCCTGTCGCGTACCGGTCTGCTTTATTCCAAAGAGGTGTAACGATGTGTACCGGTTTAGAAGTGGCTGCAATTGGCGCATCCGTTCTTGCTGCAGGTGGTGCTGTCTATAGCGGTCAGCAGCAAAAGAAAATGTCCAACTACCAGGCTGCGCAGGCGGAGGCTGATGCAGAAGCCGCGCAGGCAGCTGCACGCGTGGAAGCTGATCGCATCCGTAAGGCGGGCAGGGCACAGGCAGCACAGGCGAATGCGTCGCTGGCTGCGTCAGGCGTTGACACTGGAGAAGGTACCGCACTGCGTATTCAGTCCGGCATCGTGGGTGATGCAGAGCAGGATGCGTACCAGACCATTCTTAACGGCGCGAACCAGAGTGCACGGCTCAACGCGCAGGCATCTGCCGACCGCATCAGCGGCCGTAATGCTTCAACATCTGGCTATATCAGTGCGGGCAGCTCACTGCTGAGCGCTGGTGGCACAGCGTATAACGGCTGGAAAAAAGCAGGGAGTAAATAACCGTGAGAATTCCAACGGGTAATTTTGGCAATGTTACGCCGCAGGCTAATCCGACCCGGGTTGGGGTCAGTAATGCAGGCCAGATAGGCAATGCCGTAGCGGGGCTGGGCGCCGCTTTGGGACAGACTGTGGATGATTTGCAGCGTACGCAGGATAAAGCGGATGTGGCGGCAACCCAGGCCATTCTTACCGATCTTGATGCGAAATCCAGTGACCGGTGGGAAAATCCAGAAACTGGCGCGCTTGTGACCAGGCAGGGATTCAAGTCCTCCGGCGTTGGCCTGGACATGGATAAGCAGGACTCTTCCGACTATGAGGAGGCCCGTAAACGCGTACCGCAGAGCCAGCTGCAGTATTTTGACGCGCAGTGGAAAGCGGGTCAGATCCGCCGAGCCAGCACTTATAGCAGCTTTGAGCGTAGCCAGACTGAACAGGCGCAGCGCCAGCAGCTTGACGCTACCGTTAAATCGTCCGTTGAGCAGGAAGCGGGGGCGTTTGACGATCCGCAGGAGGCCGCATTAATTCGCGGCGCACGGCAGCACTCAATTTCGTTGTACGGTCAGGCGCAGGGATGGTCGCAGGAACAAATTGACCAGGCGGTTTCTGAGGCCAATTTGCGGGCTATGGACCAGCGAGCCCAGAACTACGCGGTTACCAACCCACAGGGCTGGTTAAATGGAGACTTCCCGGTGAAAGACTCCGGCGCCATGGATATGCGCGCTATCGGCATCGTTGAATCCGGCGGTAAGCATTTCAAAAGCGATGGCAGCATCATCACATCACCTAAGGGGGCTCAGGGGCAGTACCAGTTAATGCCTGATACGGGTAAAGAACTGGCGGCCAAGCGCGGAGTTGAGTACAACCCAAATGACCCTGAACAGCATGCGCAACTGGCTAAAGATTATGTGGGCGAACTGTATTCAAAATACGGCTCTGAAACACTAACAGGTGCAGCTTACAACTGGGGGCAGGGTAACGTCGATAAGCTGATCGCTAAAATTGGTGACCCGCGCAAAGGGGAAATTTCACAAGCTGAATTCATTAAAAACCTGCCAGCGGAAACACGCGGCTGGCTTGCCCGTTACAACAAAAATAAAACCGGTCTCGATCCGGTGTCAGTCAACAAAATCGATAACATCGCCGAGTCGAAAATCCGTGAGCAACGTACGGCATTGCGCGAGCAGATTGACCCGATTCTGAATAATACGATGGTGCAGCTCTATAACGGCGAAGTGCCTGATGCGATGCCTGATAAAGCCTCTATCATGTTTGCATACGGCGAGCAGGGGGCAAAGGCCGTTAAGCAACTCGACATCGCGATCAACAACGCCAAAACCTTCCAGGCGATACAGTACGTTTCCCCAGAACAGCAGCAGGCAGAAATTGCGAAGTTAAAGCCTCAGGCAAACGACCCGGATTATGCGCTGAAACTTGATGCTTACGGTAAGCTCGGCGCGCTGGTGCAAAAAAGTAATGAGGCGATACAGGCGCAGCGTGATGTGCGTCGTTTTAACGAAGCTCTGTCTATGGGAGAAAAACTTGACCCTACCAATAAATCGATGCAAAAAGCCGCCGATGCGACGCCAACGGCGCAAAATTTCAGGATTAACGATGCTACCACCCATGACGGGATCGTGCAGCAGGTGGCCCAGACCGGGATCATTCCTTCGCAGGTAACCACCCAGTTATCGGCGATTTCCCGAGCACGCAGTCCTGAGGCGGTCCGTCAGGGAGCCGAGCTATTTAATCGTCTCTATGACACAGATCCCGCGTCTGTTGGCGACATGCCAAAGGATATGCAGGGATTTTATCTTACTGTTAAGCAGCTTACCGATTCTGGCATGGCGTCCGAAACCGCTATCGAGCAGGCGCAGAATCTGACCTATAACCAGACTGATGCGCTTAAGGCGCAACTGGCATCAACCCAGGGCACCAAGGAGTACAAAAAAGACCGCGGCAAAGCGATGGATTCCGCAGTGAGTAGCATGTCCGGCTTCTTTAGCTGGGGAAATCCTTCCGCTGACGACCAGACACCGGAGGCTGCGCGGTTCCGCAACGATTACCAGTCTCTGTACGACATCAATTACCGCACCACTGGCGGTAATGCTGATGCGGCCAAGAAAATGACCAACCAGCAGATCTCCCGCACCTGGAGTATTAGTGAGGTGAACGGTGGCGCAAAACTTATGAAATACGCGCCAGAGGCACTCTATAACTACGGTCCGTCAGGCTGGCAAGCTGCACAGTGGAAAGAAGAAAAAGAAAGCCTGATGTACGGCGAGCGCAAGGGCGAGATCACCACCAGCCCAACGCAGCTGGGGATCACTTCTGGTAACGCGGCACCTGTCACCAGCAAAACGCCGGAGTCGCGTATTGGCGGCGATCTGGAAATTACTCCTGATGTGCTGACGGCGCGCAATGGCGATTACGCCATCATGGTGCGAACAAAAGATAAGGATGGTATCGAGGCGGTACAGCCATTCTACGATTCGTACGGCAGGCCGATGCGCTGGAAACCGTCACTGGAAGAGTGGGCGCCATACAAAAAAATGCAGGAAGAGCGCGAAGAACATGATCGCAATGAGCTGCTACGAGGCCAGGATATTCGCGGGTTCAAAGATAAACACCGTGCGCTCGATGAGCAGTACAAGCGCCTGCATAACGAGCGCATGGACAGGGTTAAAAATTACTTTTCGTGGAGCACTGAATAATGCCGGTATACGCCACTCCTGAAGAACTGAATAACGGATTCACCCCGGCGGGTAACATCCTGGCGGCACCTTCCGGATTTGATGTGCCTTTACCTGAAGGTACGAACCCTGAACCGCAGCAGGATGAGCCGTCTGTGTGGGGCGCAGCATTTCGCCAGAATAACCTGCTGGGTCAGATGTTCCGCCCGGCGAAGCAGTTCGAACCGGTAGAAGGGTATAATCCGTATTCCGATAAAACCGAGCTGCACGGGTACGAACAATGGGGCTCTGCTTTTGCGGATTCCCGCTCACCGGAAGAAACTGCCTGGCTGAAACAGCAAATTGACGACGAAAACGAAGACCGCCGGGTACTTTCCGAGGCTGGCGGGGAGGGGGTTCTCGCCAGTATCGCTGCCGGGGTTGTCGACCCAGTCACCGTCGCTTCGATGTTTATCCCCGGCGCTCAGGGTGGCGCAGTGGCCCGCATTGCGTCGCAGGCTGCAATCGGTGCGGCTGCTACAGCAGCGAGCGAAGTTGTGCTGAATAACCAGCAGATTACCCGCACGTGGGGGGAAAGTGCCTCACACGTCGCAGCGGGTGCGTTGATGAGCGGCGTATTTGCGGCCGCTGGCGCTGCACTGTCACCATCTGTCCGCACTGCAGCCACGCGTGAAGTGGCTGACGCGCTCGATAATATGAGCATTAATAACGATATCGCACGTGGTGTTGATGCTGCTCAGGATGGTGGAAGCGTTGGTGCGATGCGTATTAATGATGCAACCCTTGACGATCTGACACTGGCTGGTGGTCGAGTGGCTGATGCGGCGATTAAGGCTGGTGGCTACATGACGCCACTAACCCGTGCCATCACATCCCCCTCGCGCCGTACCAGAATTACCGCACTGGAGCTTGCGGAGAATAATTTTACGTTGCGGGGTAATGAACGTGGCTACGCCAACCCAGTTGCTGCCGAGACCCGAGTGCGTAGCTGGCGTCGGGAAGAGGCGGCCGTTGTCGTTACAAACAAACAGGCATATGCAAAATACAAATCTGGTGGCGGAGACCTTAACTTTACGGCGTTTCGTGAAGAGGTTGGCGACGCGATGAGAAATGGAGATATCCATGCAAATCCGGTTGTGCAAGACACGGCAAAAGCACTCAGAACTGTTGTGGACCGCGTGAAAGTAGCCCAACAGAAGTTAGGACTTCTCCCGCCGGATGACGAGCTGAAATCTCTGGGCCAAACCAGTTACTTTCCGCGTGTGTATCGCGTCGGAAAAATCGTAAACGAGCGAGATAAATTCCGCGATATTCTTGTTAACTGGTGGGCCCGTGGGGCTCAGGGTATGTCTAAGGAAGATGCAGAAATAGCAGCTGACGCTACTATTAACAAAATTGTTGGTGCGCGGATCCCTCAGGATTTTGTGAACGTCTTTACTGTCAAGGTTCCTGGCAGTTCAAAATCACGAACGTTGAATTTGCCCGACAGTATGATGCGTGAATATCTCGAAAGTGATGCAAACTACGTGCTCCAGCGACATATCCGCGAAAGCGCCCCCGATATAGAGCTTACCAGGACGTTTGGTGACAGGACGCTGGAAAAGCAGCTTAAGGATATTCAGGATGAATATGATGATCTGATGCGCGCAAACCCCACAGACCAGGCGAGGTTAGCAAAAGCAAGGGAGAATGATATTCGCGATATTATGGCTATGCGCGATCGCCTTGTGGGTACGTACAAAATGCCGGACGACCCAGGATCTTTCTTTGTACGTGCAGGAAGAGCTTTGCGCAATGTGAATTTTGTGACGAAACTCGGTGGCATGACAGTATCCGCAATTCCCGATCTTGCCCGCGGGGTGATGGTGCAGGGATTCAGTAAAACGATGAAAGGCTATGGAGCCCTTATTAGTCGCTCTCCTGCATTACAAGCCAGTAAAGCCGAAATGGAAAAAATGGCCGTCGGGCTTGAAACGGTTCTTAACACCCGTTCGCGATTAATGGCTGATCTTGTAGATAGCTCTACGCGTACGAACGCTGCGGAGGCAGGACTTGATCGAGTGACTGATGTATTTGGCAAGCTCACACTGATGGGGCAGTTTAACGATGTGAATAAAGCAATCAATGGATTGATAACTTCAGACGGCATTTTATCAGGGGCTTTCGCTGGCCGTCGTCTGGCGAAACTCGGCATTAACGATAACATGGCAGCGCGTATCCGCAGCGAATTCGAAAAGCACGGCGAAGTTATCGACGGCTGGCATATCGGTAATTTTGATAAATGGGATGATCAGCACGTCGCTGGCGTCTTCCAGTCGGCGGTGCTGAAAGATGTGAACAATACCGTTATCACCCCCGGGATCGGTGATACACCGCTTTGGGCGAGTACGCCGCTGGGTAAAACCATTTTCCAGTTTAAATCGTTCGCTACCGCATCCTATAACCGCGCTACGCTGGGCGGACTGCAGGAGGGAACCGGACAATTTTATTACGGTACCGCTTTTCAGATTGGGCTTGGCGCGCTGACGTACGCGCTTAAGCAGTCTGCAAACGGCAAGGAGGTAGACTGGTCTCCCCAGAAACTGGTGATTGAGGGGATCGACCGCTCCGGTATTCTTGGCCCGCTGATGGAATATAACAATATGGCGGAAAAGGCCTCCGGCGGTATGGTGGGGCTGGGTGCGTTGCTCGGTACTGGCACACAGTCACGTTATGCCAGTCGCGGTTTTATCGGCTCTGCGCTGGGGCCGACGTTCGGTCTGCTTGATACCATTACCGACGTGACAGCCGGTGTGCTCAATGGTGATGCAGGTGACCGGGTGCTGCACAACGTGCGTACGCTGCTACCGGGTAATAATCTGTTCTGGATTGCACCACTGATAAATCAGGTCGATCCTGGCATGCGCTAATCGGTCGGGATTCCGACCTTAAACCCGCGCCATCATAGCCCTGTATTCACTACGGGGCTTTTTTATGCATCAGGATTACAAAACACGCCTTACCGCGCTGAGCGATAAACTCACCGACGTGGTGCTCGAAGAAGCCGATCCGGAACACTGGCCGGGCGCAGGTAAGAAACCGAGCGAACTGACCAAAGACGAACGCGGAGACCGTTACTGGGACAAAAAGAACGCAGCCGCATCGCTGACGCTGTTGATCAAGGTGCATTCACTTATCGGTATGCAGACGCGCGGAGGCACGCCAACTGATAATCCGGGGCAGGGTCAGGATGATGAAGCCTTTGAGCTGGGCAAGCAGGTATCAAAGGCTGAGCGTGAAGCGGCCGCCATTATAGAGCGTCTCCAGAAAGGCAAAAAATGATCTCCTTCCTCGCCTTCTTTCTCATGTGGGCGGAACGGATGCAGTGGAATGTACCGGACTGTCACTATAAAGCCTGCCACTGGCTGGAGCATCGCGGTAATCTCGCGGTGCTTCGCTGTTTCCGTGGGTTCGGTAAATCAACGATCCTTGCTGTCTACAATGCCTGGCGGTATTACTGCGATCGGCAGTATCGCATTTTGCACCAGTCGGAATCTGACGGTACCGCATATAAAACCAGCCGAGATACTCAGAACGTACTGCGTAACCATCCATTGACCAAAGGTATGCTACCCGACGGGCAGGGGACGGTAGAGCAATGGTGGGTCAATGGCGCGCTGGATTTACGTAACGGCAGCATGTACGCCAAAGGCATTCTGTCTAACGTTACCTCCGCCCGTGCCAACGAATGCCAGAACGATGACGTAGAAGTACCCCGCAATATCCAGACGCCGGAGGCGCGTGAAAAGCTGCGCTATCGCCTGGGTGAGCAAACGCACATCCTGATCCCCGGTGGCCGCAAGCTCTACATTGGTACGCCGCACACGCATGACAGCCTTTATGATGAGGTGGAGTCTATGGGTGCTGACTGTCTTACCATCCGGCTGTTTGAGAAAGAAAAACGTGTTGAGGCGAAAGACGCCACGCAGCTGCGCTATGAGTTATCTTTCAGACCGGAATATGTTTTCGCAGGGATCCATAAAAGTGCCCGCCTGCTGGTGGAAAATGTCGACTACAAAATTACGGCCAGCGGCGTTGAATTTGCTACCGCGCCCGATACCGTTATCGATTTTTATGCCGATTGCGCCTGGCCGGAGCGCTTCACGCGTGAGGAAATGGAGAATCGTCGCAAAGAAACACGCACGATTAACGAGTGGGATAGCCAGTATCAGCTGCACAGTAAACCTGTAGGCGACGTTCGCCTCGATCCAGACCGCATCCGCGAATACAACATTCATCCTCAAATCCGCTATGCGAACCGTACGGCCTCGCTCTGGCTTGGCAATGTACAAATCGTCGGTGCGGTCGCCTGGTGGGACGTGGCCACAGGCAAAGTTAAGGCCGATGCTTCGGCGTTCTCTCTGATGCTTACCGATGCGCGTGGACATCTGTATTGGCACATTTGCCAGGAACTTACCGGAGAGTTGGCGGAATTCGATGACAACGACAAAATCACCGGCGGGCAGGTGGCACAGATTAAAGAACTGGTACTCAAATATCAGATCCCGGTGGTTTGTGTCGAAGTTAACGGCCCCGGCAGCTTCGCAGGTAAATTGCTGCGTCAGGCGCTCAAAGGTACCGGGTGCGGCGTACGTGAAGAATTCAGCATTACCAACAAACAGAAACGTATCCTCGATGCGTTTGAAGCGCCGCTGTCGTCGCGGTTCCTGTGGGCGCATACCGATGTGCTTGACGGTCCTGTCTATGACCAGATGCGTGATTTTAACCCGGCACTGACCAACCAGCCGGATGACTTTATTGACTCCGGAGCGGGCGCAATAAGTCAGACGCCTGTGCGTATTGGTAAAGTGGTCGGGATTCCGACCGGCCATGCGCGCGAAGATTGGCAGTTAAGTGATGGAGACCATCTGGTCGACGTCGATTACTAACCTGCCAGAGGTTTCGCATCATGTCGGTACCTAACCAGACGCCCTATATTATTCATAACGCCAACGGTCTGACGACTGTCTTTACTTACGAATTCTACATTATCAATGCTGGTGATATTCAGGTATCACTTAACGGCGAAGTAATCACGACAGGGTATAGCGTCTCCGGCGTTGGTAACGTTAGCGGCGGGGATGTGACTTTTTTGACTCCCCCGGCTAACGGTACTGTCGTCATGCTGGAACGTGTTGTGCCTACATCCAGACTGACGGATTACCAGGATAATGGCGATCTGCTCGCTGATACATTAAACAAAGACTTTGACCGCCTCTGGATGGCTATTCAGCGTTCGTTTGTATATCTGGGGCTTGCTTTGCGTCGTCCTTTGTTTGGTGGTCCTTTTAACGCTGAAGGTTACCGGATTTCAAACGGAAGCGATCCTGTAGATAATCAGGATTTCGCTACAAAGAATTACGTTGATAACATCAGTCTTGTACGTGCTTTACGTGTCCCGGAAAGTTATATAAAGCCGATCCCTGAGATTTCATTGCGGGCAAATAAGATGCTGGCGTTTAATTCTCTTGGAGAGCCTATAGCTGTATTACCACCATCAGGATCCGCATCTGATGTAATGATAGAGTTTGCGAAACCCACAGGTGCAGGGCTTGTTGGTTACGACCGTAACGTCGATTATCCAGACGGGACCGTCGGTGCTGAACTCAACAAGGCCAAACAGGTACGAGTGTATGCCACTGCAGATTTCGGTATACCCGATGACGGCTCTGATGTGTCAGAGCTTGTTAATTATTTTGTGAACGGTAACCGGGGTAAAGAGATCATCTTTGAAGGTGATACCTATATGTTTGCTGGTGTTGAGTTGATGGGCGCGGGTTGGGAAGGTACTACTATCCGCTTCAAAGGCAAACACCTGCTCAAACCTGATACTACCGGAACTAACACACCAGGTTATGGCGCGTTTATCGGCCTGATTCTTACCAAGACGGTAAATGGCCTTACGCTTTATTATCGTGGAGATGGTAACAGAAATCTACAGTACGATAGAGAACACATCTTTAACGTAGCTATTTTGGGTGCTACAAACATCAACATTCCTAAATTTGATTGCAATGAAATAAGGGGGGACGGGTGTTATGTAAACAGCGAAGACCAGACCGCGTCCACTTCTCAGAATGCAACAAACATAACTTTTGGCGTTGTTAATGGGAAAAACTCTGCTGTAGATGGTCGCAATTTGGTTTCCATTGTTTCTTGCAATAGAGGTGGCATAGATACATTAATTTCTGAAAACATAGGCGGTATTGTAGGTGGAGTTCTCCAACCCGGAGCTTTAGATATAGAGCCTAACAATCAGCCAGGATGCCTCGTCCGCGACTTCATTGTGCAAAGCGCTACTTCTATTGGCGCTGGAAACTTACAGATGGTTTCACCAATGAATATTTCACCTAAGAAGATTCAGAATTGTCATATTTTACAAGCGAATCTAAGAGGATCTAACCAGTCATTAAGAATGTATGGGTGTCAAGACTCATCACTTTCAGGTGATGCAATGTCATTAGCAGGCAATGCAGGTTACATTGATGGCTGTATCAACTCAAGTTTTGATGTTCATGCAAGCTCATGCGAAACTGTGATTTTAGCAGGGATAACACACGCAAACTATGATTGTAAAATAAAAGCGTTTGGAAGAAATATCCGTAATGCGGGTATGATTGTATCTGGCTCTGAACGTTGTGACTATGACCTTGATTTTGATATTTTTACAACTGGAGGACAGGCAAATTTCATTGGAGTATGGCTTAGAGATTTGAATAACATCGGTTCCCTTATTCAAAGGAGTAACAGGTATCGCGTGAGGTGTAGTCAAGGAGGAAACGGAGCATACGCCATTCAGTATACCCCTGGAACTTCTCCACTAACTTTTATTGGTGACAATAAAATTGAGTCTGGTAGCACTTTTGATGGATGGCCAGACTTCACCCATATAACTGGCGCAGCGGGTCAGTACCTTTCTAAGGGTGACGCTATAGCCAATCTCACATTGAATAGCAGCATGCCTACAAATGGAACATGGAAAATTGGAGACGTTGTAAAAAACAGTCAAACATCAAGCTCATCACTTGTTCATGGGTGGGTGAGAATGGTTGGCGGGGTAGGTAATGTAGCCGGTATAGACTGGGGTGTGTTGAAGTTCACAACCACGTAAGTGAAAAATGTGCGCCTCTCGGCGCACATGTCATTCAGCTTCTACATGAGAGGTCAAAATCAACAACAAGCACATTTTTATAGAGGTAAAGATCAAACCTTTTCCCTTTGCTAACTAGTCTAGAAGAGCACATATTGTTAAGTGACTCTGAAACAATATCCTTAGATGGTTGCTTTTTAAGAGTCAAGCCATCCATTTCGAACCTTTTGTATGGCCAGTACCAGTTGTAGAAATAATTTGGGATATTAAATTTAAAGATAGGAAAGTTCTGCTCTGAGTTTATAAGTATCGGTGATTTTGCATAACGACCTGAAAATACAAAATAATCAAAGCTTAAATCATCAGTTTTTATTCTGATATCATTGATTATTGTGCTTGTATATTCTGATTGAGCCTTTGATGCCACACCAAATGAATAAACATACACAAACAAATAAAGCATCGGAATTGCAGTTGCATAATTTAATAAGTTTAATTTAAATTGCTTGCACAATAAATTGAAGCAAAACGCAGCGTATAATGACACACCTCCTATACCAAGATATAAGCGTGAAAAATATGTCATTGAATTCTGTAATGTAAGTACTACACCAAGAGAAAATATTACCACTATGAAAGGCGATAACACCAAGAATGCAGATGATAACCATATCGATACAGGTGAATCAACGCTATTTCTCCTAGCGTTTAAAATTATAAATACAGATGATGCAAATGAAATAACAACAACTGCTGAAATAAAAATTAGCAAGCTTCCATTAAAGAATCTAACGTCAAGAAAGTTGTAGTATTCATTTGCATTAGAAATAACGCGAGTTAATATGTCGCTGCTTTCCATCGCAGGATGATTAGCACTGTGATCTCCTGAGAATGTAAGAGGGAGAATCAGCTTCATATACACAACAGCAGCAACAGAAATCTGAACAGCTCGTAATGCAAGTCTGATTAATGATTCAGCCAAACCAAACCCTAACCACATTCTTGCAGTACATTCAATGGTAAAGCATATCACCAAGAGATTGACGGATGCCTGATAAATGCAAAAAACAACACCGCAAAGAACACTACCAATAACAAATTCAATCAGTTTCCCTTGATCTTTAAACGATATAGCAATCAAAGGAATTGATATAGAAAGAAGTAACGGCAGAGAGTCAAATCTGTATGATAGTATTTCCGGCGTTGATGGAGATATCAGGTAGCAAGCAACAATCAGAACTCCACCTATCCCTGCGTTAATGTATTTCAAATAGAACATATACATCGAGCATGTAAGAACAGACGCACCGATGATCAAAGGCAAAGGGAAGATATCAACCATGTTCTTGCTGAACATTAATTTAGACATCAGGAAGTCTGACGCAGGCCTTCCATCAAGACCCCACCACATATACCCCCTAGTGGCTCGACCCATGTCGTCAATGTAGTATTGACCTGCAAGTAATATTGGCAATATTAAAAAACAAACAATTAAAAAAATTGCCAGCATAGATTTGTTATTCATTACTTCCTTCCCTTAATTACATACCGAGGGCGACCTTTAACCTCTACGTATATCCGTCCTATGTACTCTCCAAGCACTCCAACCCCTATAAGCTGTATCCCACCCAGGAAAAGTATTGAAACCAACAGCGATGGATAACCGCGCACAGCATTACCGAAAGCAAGGGTGTCAATAATCATCCATGCACCGTACAAGAACGCCACTCCAGCAACGAAAAGGCCGATATAAGTCCACATGCGCAGAGGGAAGGTGGAGAAGCTTGTGATACCTTCAAGAGCAAGGTTCCACAGTTTCCAGCCATTGAATTTCGTGCTGCCGGCTACTCTTTCTGCTCGTGCATACTCGACAACATCTGTGCGGCCACCAACCCAGCTCAGCACGCCTTTCATGAACAGGTTTCTCTCAGGCATGAGCTTAATGTTTTCGACCACCTCGCGAGACATCAAACGGAAGTCGCCAACGTTTTCCTCGATCTGCGGGTTGCTGATTTTGTTATGCAGCTTGTAGAACCACTCAGCCGATTTACGCTTGAGTCGGCTATCTGTAGAACGGTCAGAGCGCTTTGCCAGCACCATATCAGCCCCAGCCTGCCATTTCTCTATCAGGTGCGGAATGACTTCAATTGGGTCTTGCAGGTCAACGTCTATCGGGATCACGGCGTCACCTGTCGCATGATCAAGACCGGCAAAAAGTGCTGGCTCTTTTCCGAAGTTGCGAGTGAATGACAGCGGAACCACAAGTGGATCAGCTATAGCGAGCGCGTTAATTATGGATTCAGTAGCGTCTTTGCTTCCGTCATTGATGAAGACAAGCTCGACTTCATGCTGCTGAAGCCCTTCAAACTCGCGCACGGTTTTATAGAAGATAGGAATTGCTTCCTCTTCATTAAATACCGGAACGACCAGAGAAATTTTCATTTCGCATCCCTAAAGACAATGAACTTTGAATAGATGAAACCGCACACCAGACTGATGGCGGAGAATACGATTAACGTGATGAGAGGTGCCAGGCCAGATTTATCTGCCGCCCAGCCAACCGCAGCGCTCAGCGTACCCATAAACCCTACATACAGCATGTATCGCAGTGTCGTGGTTGATGACTTGAAGGTGAATCTGGCATTGGCGAAGAAGCTGAAGGATACAGCAACAACGAACCCGGCAAAGTTGCCAAGCGCCTGACCTGTATGAAAAGCGTAGATGCATATAGCGAACACAACCCAATGGATGAGCGTGTTAATGACGCCTATCGATGTGTACCTTGCGAATAACTTTAACATTATAAAAATCAGTGAATTCGGAAAGGTCTGAAGTGTAGCACCACAATAACTCCGGATCGACCTTCTCTATATGGTCGGGATTCCGACCGCAAGTCAACCTTACCCTCGCCGAACTAAACAAAATTCCCTCTGGGGGTAAGGTATGAGGATGAACAACCTTTCAGACGCAGCGGCGGGGCTGTCGTACGGCACATCTATTGGCAGCTTTGGTTACTGGCTGCTGCAACTCCTCGATAAAGTGAGCCCAAGCCAGTGGGCTGCTATTGGGGTACTCGGCAGTCTCTTATTGGGTCTGCTCACCTACCTGACTAATCTCTATTTCAAAATCAAAGATGACCGTCGAAAAGAGGCTCGGGACAATGGCTACCAGCAAAACTAAGCTCAGCGCTACTGTTTTGGCTCTGGTCTTATCTGGCGCATCCGCCCCGGTAATACTGGATCAGTTCCTGAACGAGAAAGAAGGGAACAGCCTCACAGCATATAAAGACGGCTCCGGCATCTGGACGATTTGCCGTGGCGCCACAATGGTGGACGGTAAACCGGTGGTGCAAGGCATGAGGCTGACGCAGGCGAAATGCGACCAGGTAAACGCCATCGAACGGGATAAAGCTCTGGCGTGGGTTGACCGGAATATCAAGGTGCCGCTGACCGAACCACAGAAAGCGGGCATTGCTTCGTTCTGCCCGTATAACATCGGCCCCGGTAAATGTTTCCCCTCGACGTTCTATAAGCGTATCAATGCTGGCGACCGTAAAGGCGCATGCGAGGCGATCCGCTGGTGGATTAAAGACGGTGGCCGCGACTGTAGACTGACCAAAGGCCAGAAGAATGGCTGCTATGGTCAGGTTGAGCGCCGGGATCAGGAAAGCGCGCTAACGTGCTGGGGGATAGACCAGTGACCATTAAAGCAAAGCTGTTAGTGCTGGCCGTTCTGCTGGCGCTTTTCGCTGTTACCTTTTACGCGGGTTATCTGAAAGGCTGGTATGCGCACAGCGACAAGGTAAACAGCGAACATGCAGATAAGAACAAAAAGGCTGAAAAAGCCGTCGCCACTGGGGAGAAGAAAGCGGCAGCGGCCAGTGCAGAAGGAAAGGTGATTTACCGGACCATTTACCGAGACGTGGTGAAATATGTTAACGACCCGAATCATGTTAAGTGCGATTTTGACGATCACGCTGTGCAGCTGCGCCAACGAGTCCTCGATGCGGCCAACTCCATCAGCGGATTTGATGCAGGAGCCGTGCAAGGGAGCGAGTAAAGCTGGGACAGACAGCGACGAAGATCTGCAAGCGGACATCGAAACAGCGGAATGCCTGCGCCAGTTACGGCTGGATAAATATCGTTGGCAAGCTTGGTACAGGGCTACGGAATAGCCTGTTTTGTTCCTCAATTGGGAGCGAAATTAAAACGGGTATCAATTCGGGTATCTATCTAATTGTGAAAAATAAAACACAGTAAATACAAGTGATTATTTTCTGTGTTTTACTCCTATTATCGGCACCATTCCCTAGTTTTCTCAAGCCCATTCACAGCAACAACACCCTTCAAAAACATTGATGTTACGCTGTTTTTAGTCGTTTGAGGTCTCCCTTCTTTTCTTGAAATCAACATGCGATTGGGGGGGCACAATCAGGGCATCTTCTGTTCGGTCCAGGAAATGTGCCCCGATGATGCTGTATGCCGTAAGGTTGAGGCCGCTAAAGGAAAAGATAGGAGTTATAAACTATCTAATGGAGGTGGCCTGTAAAAGAAGTAAAAAATCAGTATGTTATCTTTCCCTACCTCTTGACTTAATCCAGTTGTAATAGATTAAATTTAATTAAATCAATGATGTAAAATTTCTTACCAGTGTTATACGTTCAGACCCGGATACAGGGACTCAAAATCCTTTCTTCCGGCAGGCAACAGAGGTTTAGCTAAGAGAATGATGAAAATTTAGTGCCCGGAGTATATGTCTGTGGCAACGGTGAGGAAAATAAACTGAAGCATCCCAAATTAGCAGATGTGCACTGTTATTGCTCAAATGTAGCGTGCGGGCATACATTTGTGATGAACGTTTCCTTCTCACATATGATTAGTCCCAGCGCCTGGAGCGGCCAGGGGAGGATTAAATAGCTAATGGATGCCTTGCCACCGGACGAGCGACAAAAAGCATTAGTACTCCTGTTGGCAGCCAAAGAAAGCCTGTGAACGGCCCTCCGGGAGTAACTAAAATTTTCCCGGCTTCGGTTCATTAAATTTCAATTGTTTAAGAAAAAATATGTATAATAATCAGGTTGTTAACTTTTGAGTTAGTAGTTGGCTACCATGAAAAATCTCATTTAATTTTTTTATCTCTTTACTATCAATAGTTTAATTCAAGTGATTATGATGTTGGAGTAAAGCTGAACTGAAAAAAGCTGTAATTCTTTTTACTCTTTTCAGTTCCCTACTCGCTGTATATCCCCAGTTGTGGCGCGGTCTGGCGCTATCATTTGTAATAAATCCCAACTGAAAAAATTTTTGCGATCTGAAAACCTCAGGCGGGTGTGGTGTAGTGCGATTTTTGTCGAAATCTACTTTTGTTGACCAGTGAATCAGGCCATGGTTTATTAATAAAACACTATTAAAACTTTAGAGGGATGCATATGCGTTTTTCGGAATTTTTCGGAGTTAAAAGGAATCAATCTGAATTAGATTTCGTAGATGTTCCTTTAGACACAGACATTGAGGTTTTTTTAGATCCTGCAGCAATAAAGTCTCTTAACTCGCCATGGGGCAATGAGTTATCTTCACATCTGCAAAATTATTTTGAAACAGTTCTGAAGCTTATTAAAAATGGTGAGGATGTTAGGGAAGGTGCGAATAAGCAGGTCATTTCTTCCCAAGCTGACTCGCTGATTAAAATT